TAAATCACCATAGCGTTTTTTAAAACTTTTTTCTTCAGCACCTTCAGGTTCAACATCTTCTTCTTTAGGTTCTTCTTTTTTGTTTTCCCCTTTTTGTCCATCTAAAAGTTGTTTTAATTCGTCTTCTTCTTTTTTTCTTTTATCGTCATTAGAGTAAGGTTTACTCATAAATGCTGCTTTTTTAGGTGTTGCGTCTTTCACCATATTTAATTCTTCTGCCATATCCATTCTCCTTTGTTGGGGTCAGAGTAGCCATCATGGGGTATGAGTAGCCAACAAATATGGGTTATTTTTTAGAAGCTAACCCACCTTGCTTCATAACTTTTTTCTTGGCTTTAGTAGCTATGCCACCTTTTTTAAAACCTCTACTTATTCCTCTAGCTCTATCAGCTAAAACATTTTCAACTCTTGTTTTTTCTTTAGCTAGTCTTTCGGCTTTTTCTTGTGCTCTTCTATCTTCTGCTTCTTGCTTTCTTCTAGCTAATCTATCTTTTTCAGCTTGAGCTTCTTGTTGTTCTCTAAATTTTATAGCATCTGCTTGGTCTTTAGCTTCTTGTTTTGCTTTCTCAGATTGGGTTTGTGCAATAATGTTGTTTTTGTCATCAGTTACAATTTTAGACCCACCAGTTACTGGGTCTTTAACTGTTTCTATCATACTTTTTACATCTGTTTCATAAGTATCATCATAACCTAAAAAGTTTCTATTATATGCTTCTTCAATTTT